TCGAAAGGCTCAAAATCAAAACGAGCTGGAAGATCGGTTTTCTTTTTATTAGGGTTAAAATCAGTTAATTTACTAAACTTTTTTTCGTACTTTCCATTAAAACTTCTATTAGTAGAGTTGCCGAAACTACCTACTCCGAAAGGCATTAGTCTACCTCAATAAAAGCCGCCCTGGACGTTAGCATAGAACCCACTGGTAAGTGCAGTAGTTCCGCTTACAGCTGCATACAGTGCTTGTCCTCGACGAAGCATTAGCCCACGGGTCTTAGGGGCTGTGGTGCTGTTAGCGCTTGTAAAATTAGCGCCTGCCTGGACTACAGGATGGTTGATGAAAGGAAGATCACCTTCTAATGTCAAGCTGTAACTAGAATTTGCAGCGACCGCCGAAACACTAGCTACAAATAAAGGGAAAAATTGATTTGTACTTGTGATACTGCTAGTACCTACTGCGTAGAAACAAATATCAATAGGAAGTTGAACGGTGCAGCCGCCACTAACACCTGATGCAGCCACAGCAATTGTGGCGACAATTGTAGTAGGAGTTACTGCAGTAACTGTCAACTCTTGACTGGCAGGAATTAAGCCTGAACTGTGTGAAGTGAAGTTAGCCCATACTTTCTGTCCGACTCTTGCATTATGCGCGGAAGGGAAGGTAATGGTGACCGTCGTGCCAGAAGAAGAATCTACTGTATAACCAGTGGCAGTGACAGCTGCTTGCGCGTCAATAAACTCTAAAGGGCGCTTTGTATATTGTAAATAAATTTCGTCAATGTATGCACCGGAAACTGAAGTATCTGTCAGTGCCGAGTCAACATCAAAAATGCGTGTCGCGTTACCAACAGCAGTAGGAACAAGACTCGTAGAGAACGCCTGGCCTGAAGCCACTGTCAGCAATGTCGATGTAGATGCTGGCCGATCTACCATCAAGGGCTGTTTATTAGAGCTTGTACTAGACACGTTTACTCAGCGGATTGCACTAATTTTATTATAAGGGTAATTGATTATTTTTTCTTACGGCTTTTCTCTTCGATACGAGAACGCGCTTTTGAGAGGGCCTCTTTACGCTTTTCTTTATCGTTTTTCTTTTCAGCTACTTTCCCATCTTTCTTGTCGTTCTTAGACTTGAAATGAGCTAGAAGCTCTGGAGGCATCTTACTATCTGCCATTTTGAAACTACTCGATAGATTAAGTTAAATTAGGACTTCATCCGCCAGGTAAACCTGCAATCTCAGACCCACGTGCGTAAGGCTCCGGTACGAATCCGGGTTGTAACAATCCTAACGGAAACACATCCCCAGCCTTACGTAGAGGCGCTCTAGGCCCCGCAGAGCGTATGTCAGCATATCCTTCAACCCCGACGGCTTGACCCTTCGCAAGAGAATCTTGATTACTGTCTAAAGGCCTTTCAGAAGGAATATTTCTTCGACCGCCTAGTCCGTACATGTAGCCAAGCTTCGTAGTGGGTTTAACACTCATAGATTTTGTACCGGTTTTCTATTGTTGACTACTTGTGGCATCGAGTCAGAATAAGAACGCATGACTTCGCGCATGTACGCGGGATTGTTTAATTGGTACTTAGGATCGTTTTGCCCAGTGTAAGAAACGACTAAATTGCAAGGAGTGTGCTGCTCTGCCTTGGACGGGCTAAAGGGATCACCAAAACCTGCCGTCGTCATTTGATAATCGTTATACATGTTTCTGTATGTAACTGGAAAGCCAGCTGAATACCCTGGCACTGCTGCAATTCTCATCATGTCATTAATTCAGGGGTCTGAAATGCGGATCTGAGCTGTTCTTGTGCAGAACCTTGCGAAAAAGGAGATCCGGTACTTCTGTTCATCAGATTATCAGCAATAAACGAACTTAAAAACTGATTTGTATTGTTTTTTTGTTCTTTTTGTCTGTTTTTAGCTTGAACATCGAGATTTGACAACACTGCACCTGTTAAAGGTGCATCTTTTTGCTGTAAAGGGAGCTCAGAACTGATCTGCCCCTGCGGATTTGAATAGCGCCCAGTGGCGATCCACTGAAGAGTCTCAGGAGTGGCTTGAACAGTGTCTTTTAATGCCAAATGCACGTGTGTATCATGATTTGCATCCCCAGGTCCTAATGCCTCTGTAAATAAACCTGATTGTTTAGCCCTATCCGCAATGGCTTTAGTCCTTTGCTGCCAACTAATTGGTTTGCCACCTTTATATTCAGGCGCAAAGTCAGGTCGATAGTCAGTAAGATCAACCGCTTGACCTGAATAATGATAAGAATCAGGACCGGAGTGCCTGCCTACTCCTCCAAAGTCAGGATGCTCTCTGATACGGAGTCCATATCCTTCAAATTCTTTTCCAATATCAGCAATAGAGTATTGTTTTGCCATATCACTCCATCAATTTGGTTGGGCTGAAAGCGGCTTTTAATGCCTTCTGTGCGTCGAACCCAGAGTTAGCTCCGATAAAAGGTAGCCTTTTCTTTATAAAATTTTTTAGCATGCTCAAGGATGGAGATGACGCAGGCGTTGGCGCAACTTCAGGGGGAACAGGAGCGGGCTCAGGTGTAGTAGGAGCAGGTGCCTGACCATAAACTTTCTGCAACTCCTCAAGAGATTTGACAGGTTGGCCGTAATAACTCACACCCTGCGTTGTAGGAAGTGATGCCCATTCAGGAGAAAGCGCATTTGAAACTCTAGAAGAAAAACCTTCTTTCTCAACTGTTGCAAGACCGCCAATAGGCAGAAGTCGATCCCGAGCAAGTTTTAATGCTGCAAGATCTTGCGCTTGAGCGCCAAAATCACCTAGCTCTAGTCTTTTAGATACGTTTCCCCACGTATTAGGCATAAACTGGTAACGCCCAGCAGCAGCACTTGAATACCGGCCGCCCTGTATTACTTTGTCGGGGTGTTGGCTTAAATCGTCAAAAGTACCCCCTCCATACATGACACGATAGGATTCAGCGGGATCTGCACGCCTCGTTCCTTCTGCGTAGCTAATCGTATCTAAGAGCTGACGACCGGCAGGCGTCTTTCTAAAAGTGTCGAGGAGATTTCTTTCCATTTCTGCTGATAGTTCGTTACCTAAAATTGTTTTCGAGAACAAGACGGGTCCCGACAGCAACATCAGCAGGACCAGGAAGCGCTTGAATAAACTCGGCGCCCTCCCGATTAAATCTATACCGAGCTTGCTCCGGATTCCTATAATTAGGGACATATAGATGTAATGCTAACCTATCTGTTTCGTAGATATATATCTGCGTCCACGTCCGCAACGTGTCCCTAAAGTCAGACGTTGCAATCGTACGATCAACGTCACCGGCGATCGACTCAACACGACTCCGTGGAACAGTATTGTTATTTACAGAGCCGGTCATGTCTGTACGCTTTTCGGCTTCATCACAGCGTCCAAGCTGTTCAACAATTTTGCCGTACCAGTAAGAGTCTTGCACGTTGTTAACAGCCTCTTCTAAACGTGCAATATCACCTGCAGGAACAGACGTTAGGTTATAACCCAAATGCCAACGTACTTTTGACTTCAGAAAGGTATCAAGCTGCATTAACAATCACCAATGCATTAATGGACACCTCTATAGATGCACCAATAACAGATTAGCATGCGCGAATAATCATTCGACACGGACAAGATTATCTTTAAAAATTTCTTCCCAGTCCACTCGTTTGATAGATCTAAGTTGCTCTAAGCGTGTAAACCGTTCACCAGGAAGAGACATTTGTAGATCTTTGATGTCCCTTGCTGTTTTCAGGCCTACCCCAGGAAGAGTATCAGCGATAATACGAGCAGACGCCATGTTTACGTTTACCCTCATATCGTTAGGAAACGTTTCTTTTTTAGTTGGTTTCAGAAGAGTAGCGCCCTCTGACTTGAGACTATTAGTCAGGCGCTCTTCGTTTTTAAGTTGCTCAGTGGTGGCAGTGAGGTGAGGAGTCAAATCTTCTTCATTTAGATATAAAACCTCCTCATTAGCATCAACACACATAAGAATCCCCTCGCCATGAGAAGAAATAACTTCGACAAGACCACCAGTCACACGGTTCTGATACAGCATAATTAACAGAAATTACTAAACAAGCATACAACCTTCATACACAATAGCAATAAAAAAGCGGGCCAACAAAAGGGCCCGCGAAAATTTGGTAATGAACCGACAGGTTATCAGGAATCAGAACCGCCCACTTGGGAGGCGAAATCAATGAAGCCCTGGATGTCATTCCAAGAAACAGCTGCTGCAGGACGCAGGTAGTTCACGCGGCAAACAATGTAAGCAGCGCGGCCAGCTTCGCTGTCAGCGGCAGAGATGTTGACGCCGTCTCCGTTGACACTTGTAGAAGTGACGCCGTTGACGTTATACACCTTGAAGGTGGTGTCAGCAGTTGCTTCATACAGCATCGAGTCAGCCAAGTCAGCTGCAACAATCGTGCCAGTAACGCCATGCAAGAACGGAACGTTCGCTGCAGTGGTGTCAGCAGTGCCCTGGGCAACCCCTGTAGCACCAATAGCAATTGAGGATGAAGCGGCTGCAAGACCATTCAGCTGAGGTGAAGGAATACCGAAAGGTGACCCACCATTGTCAGGACCAAGAAGAAGAACTTCTGTATTGGTGCCTTCAAGATTAGCTGTAACAGGTGAAGCAGGGAATGAAGGCTCACCACCGGCTGGAAGGTCCTGTGCCAAGGCGATAGAAGCGCCATAGACAAAAGCAGGACGGGCGGCAGAAGCCTTGACAACCAAAGAAGTGCGGTCATCGCGCACGCGGTCGTCTGGACGACGGTCAGGGGAAGGGACGATCAGATCAAAGCTTTTGAAGTTAGCTTTATCAGCAGCCAAGTTATTAATCTTGACGTAGCCGATGAGCTCATAAGCTTCGATACCGGGCCAGCCAAAAACACCTTCGGTGTTATAGGAGGACAGGCGGTTGATTTGATTGCCGGGCTGAAGAATAGCTCCAGCGTCAGATTTGTAAGTTGCCATTTAGTAAGTTCCTCCTTTACTGCTCGGTAATTGTAAAGGCAGTGGTCACGAAATCCTTATTCAGGTTCGCAAAGCCAGCGTACAGTTGCCAGATCAGAATGATGAAGCGACTGAAATCGTCGTTATTGTTAATAAGGACTTGTGCGTTTGGACCACCAATACCAACACCAACCGCTTGAGGACCGAAGAACAGACCAGGAGGGGTGGAGTTGTTAGTTTGTGCACCTGCACCACCACCGATGTTCACGGTTGCAGTCTTGTCAGGCATGTTGGTGGACTCGAAGAAGCGCACACCCTCAAACACGAAGCCGGAAGGCATAACAGGCTCACCACCAACGAACTGGGCTTGGCCGTACTGGCCACCAGCATAGATCGCGGCGTTAGGAGAACCTGCACCCATCAGAGGGTTAGGCTGTCCCATGCCTGGGTAACGTGCAACTTCACGGAAGCCTTGATCAGCACGCAGATCCTTCATGAAAGATGGATCAGCAATACAGCGGTAGTAACCGTCTTGGAAGACAGGAACGTTACGCTTGCGAAGGCTCTTGACGACGTTTAGAAGGTCAGTCTTAACGTTGAACTTGAAACGCTCGGAAGCATATTCAGTTGCAGTGTACGTTTCAACTGTGACGCCAGTTTTGTTCTTATCGTTTGGATAGTAGAAACCACCCTGGGAGTCGCTGGACTTGCCACGTGACTCAGCTTTGAACAATTCGTCGAGGAAGACGCGGTCGCGCCAACGACGATAGTCGTCCAACAGTGTCAGCGAACCGATCGACTGGTGGAACATATTCATGTTTCCAGTGTCGAGCAGCAAACGCTGAGCGGTCATCAGGGTTTCACGAGCAATCTTGAAGGTGCTCGGAAGGTTTGTGGTGTTTGGATCGGCAGGGCCGGTGTACTCACGAAGAGACACCAGAACCTTGTCCTTAACAATTGAACGGCTGTTAGCAGTTCCGATTGTTTGATCCTGTGTACGCTCACGGCTCGTCTTTGTGCCAGGGTTGCCGAAGAAACGGTAACGGTCTAGCTGGACGGTTTGGCCGGGTTGTTTTGTGAAATCATGGACTACGACTGGCTCGCAGGCCATCTCCACGATATATGCGGGGTGAGGGCGATATAGCTCGGCACCCAACAGTTTTGGAAAATCGTTATCAATAAACATGTTGGTTTCTCAGCACAGGTTTAGCTGATACCCGAGGAAGTAAAAAAAATCCTCTTAGTATGGAAATATAACTTCCATTAACTAAAATTATACCAAGAGTTTATCAACCCGGCTTATTTAAGCTTCTGGGTTGACAAACATAGAGCCGTTGTAGCCGCCCATCATGTTTCCAGGGGAATACTGCCCAGAAGCAATGGTGCCTAACGGGCGATAAGGATCGATATAACCATCCTCAGGTTGCATAGTGGCTTGAGGAACCTGAATTTCTGGATTGATCGGAGCATTGGCTGAAGCTGCCATCATCAGCTCAGCCATCATTGCCTTGGCTTTCTCTGACTTGCTAACTGCTTTTTTTGCTTTACTGTGATCCATGGTCAGCGTCCTCTGCGTTGTGGTTTAGCCGGGAAGCCCATGGGCAGTTGGCCTCGGTATGGTGTGTTCTGTAACAGGTATGCTTGTTCGTTAGCGAAAATCTGCTTCTGTACCATCTCAGCGTTAGAGATCATCTGAGGAGCTAGAAGACCGTTTGCAGGCAGTGGAGACCCTGGGAGGTTCAATTTCAAATATGCCGCGTCCAGGTCCATAGGCATAGCCGGAGGCTGGCCTTGTTGGTCACCAATAGCAATACCGGTTGCTGCAGCTCGCTGAGAAGCGTACTGATCTGTATTTCCTGCCATCAGTTGACTGGCTGTATCGGCAGCGCCGAATGCAAACAAACTAGGAGAACCTATCGCCCCACCAGCTGTACCAATCTGATCGAGGAACTGATCAGCTCTTTCTCTAGCACCAGCCTTCTTTTTCTTCATAACCTTTTAAAAATTAAGGGGGCAGAATTAACTACCCCCATTTTAGAACTACTTAAGTTTCCCTATCACTCCATTACGAGTAATTTGTTGCGGAATACTTCAGGATTCTGCTGAGCGGAGTTCAAATAACGCCAAGCATTTGCGGGGTCGCGGTCAGCCAAGTTGCCAAAGTTGTTCCAGAAGTCGCCTGCATTAGCAGGAGCTTGAGGCTGTGGAGGAAGTGGCATCTCAGGACGCTGAGGAGCGGCCTGCTGTTGGAACCGTTGGCCAACAGACTGCATTTGCGCAGGCTGCTGAGCATAAGCTGGAGCTTGCTCTTCAGGAATCGGGTAAGGACCGTTATCACCGAAGAATTCGCAAGTGTAATCAGCAAGTACGTCTGGATCAGTCAAGATCTGTTCGTACGCACGGTGTTCTCCAGAAAGCTCCTGAAGAAGTTCACAAGCTTCAACCAATTGTGCATTGGTCTGAATCAGTGCGTCCTCAACCTGACAAGCGTAGGTATTAAGGACGTTGGCTGCATCAGCACCAAAGTGCTCAATCAGTTCAAGACTTTGCTCGCTTACTCCGTTTGCCAGAAGTTGCTCCTGGCTGATCTCCAGCGAAGTTGGGGAATAATCGTTGGAGTATCCCTGGTTGCTGTTGATCGAAGGCGAAGAAATCTGCATCCCCGCGCTGTTGTACTGGGGAGCCTGTTGGGAACTGTAACTGGCCGGGTCGATTGTTTGTGTCTGACTCGACTGTTGACCCAGGGACGGGAATTGGACGGGCGAACTCAGGAGCCCTACCACCCGGTTGAACGCCTCCTTGTAAGGATTCTCCGTTTGTGGGGCTGCCTGGGGTGCCTGGGAATATGACTGAGTAGGGGTTGAGGCCTGCATCTGGGGAATTCCCATCTGGGCCTGCATTTGCGGGGCTGGGGCCTGCATTTGCTGATACGGAGCCACCCATTGCTGAGTTGTTGCCACTGTTGGCGCTTGCGCTGCTGTCTGTGAAGGAGCTGCGTAGCTGCTCTGTGGGGTCTGGGATACTTGGGGTGCCGATTGGGTCGGCATTGCGGTATCGGCCTGCATAAGTTACCTCTTTTTGTAGGCTTTCGAGCGTGCGATAAAGGAAGGGGGTGAGATCAAGTCTCGGGTCCGCAGCCATCGGAAGATTCGGTTGCTGTGGATGTGGTGTCCGCATTTCTAGGTTTATTAAGTCAATAAACGCGGAATAAGCCCTCTGTACTTCCCCAACAACCCGGAATGGGAAACCGGAGAGCATGCCCGCGATTTCGTCATCCGTTTTTGAAGGGAATAAATACTTCAGTGCTTCAATGCTATCAACACCTAACTCTTGCAAGTTTCTGGTGAAGATAGATTGGTTAAGTTTATCCTGTGTCGTATCTTCATACACAGGACCCAACCAACGCCACTCAGTGGCTCTATCACCATCTGGTGCTAGGCCTAGTACTCCGTCAGGTATATCTTGAGTCTCAACGGCTTCATCAATCGCTTGTTGAAGTTTCTCTTCGTACTTAGCTTTTTGTTTTTCATATTTGAGCATCGCCTTCTCATCTTCCGGATCCTCTGGAGGAAGCGGCAGTTTAATTCCTGTTTCAAAAGCCAGTGACTTGCGGAAGATCTGCTCTTCCTGAAAAATCATTAGCTCAAGGCAACGGCAGATCCCATAGGTGTACAGCTGCAGACACTTCTTCTTCGCAGTGGCACTGACACGTCCATATGCAGACTTGTACTCAGTGGCCGTCACGTTAGTGATGCTCAAGTCATCGATACCACCTAAAGAAAGACGAATCTCACTACGTAACTGCTCTGCATACCTAGCTTGATCAGTACTGACTGCATTCGGCGTAATAAAGCCCACACGATCAGTTGGCTCCAAGTTTGCAATAACCCTTGGTACACGCATTCCTTGCCCTGGACGCCCGTTGTAGCCCGCTTGGGAGCGCGTTGTAGGGTCTTGCTTAAATGTAGAGCTGGATAAGAAGAAGTCAGACTGAAAGCCTGATTGGCTAGAGATACTTGGACGTTGTACCGCATCATCATCAGACTCCACGATGTCTTGTTTAGGACGTGAAGAAAGAAGAGTGGGATTACCGAAGAACGACAGGTTTGCTCTGATGTTCTTCACCATCTCGTCATGAGCAATGATCTGGTTAGCAACGATCTCAAACTCGCCACTGCCCTCAGTGCCAAACGCATCTGGGTTGTTAAGAACCTCGACACACGGAATAAACTCCATGCTGTTCGCAACTACTTTCTTTTCAGCAAAAGGTGCCTCCATTGAAAGGTTGTCGAAACCAATCTCCTGTTCGCTGTGATATTCCTCAATTGTCTCCGCAGTGATGCGAAGCCGCATATAGCGCTTATCAGTGTTCAAACCCGCACCTTGAAAGCCCTTTGAGGCTCTGACTTTGTACGGATAAATGATCAGGACTTCCTCTAGATCACCATCTGGAGAGTAGTAAGTCCGATAAGAATCTTTGTCAAACCAGTAAAGGCGATAGGTCTTCTTGGTAGGACGGATATAGAAAAGGCCTTTCCCGTAAGCTAAAAAACGATCCCAAATCGAATCAAGGCGTGCATCTAGCTTGTTGAATCGAATGACCTGTTGAATAAAGTCATAGCGTTGCGTACCCAAATTATCCTGTGAGGGATAGAACTCGAGCCCCTGCCTGATGCCGAACATCTTCATCTGGGACAGATGCGCATTGATGAGCATCGTGTCAGCTGAACCAGTACTATCGCGGGACACTACTGCCTTGAGAATATCCTCAAGCTGTGATTTAGCACTATCGCTCATTCTTTTTAAAGCAGTTTACTGATCAATATCGTACCCAGCCTCCAAGCGTTTGAAAACAATTACGCCCTCTTCGACTTCTACATCGAAGCGTTCGTTTGGCTGAAGGGCCATGTCGTGGCAAAGCTCATCAGGTAGTGGGAGGACAGCAGAGCCATAAGCATCTTGCTCAAGCTCTACCAAGAAATAACTAGGTGACATCGTATGTGAATACCTATAGTTTAAATCGTCAATACTCTAACTCTAGTTTTCCTCTGGTCATTAGACCATTGCAAAGCCAGACAAGAGCGTCGACGCAGTCATCATGTGAGCTTACACCAAAGTTCACAATTTCATCAGTTAATGCTTGAAATTTTCTGTAACGATTAAAAGTAATCTTGCGCTGTTCGAATAGACCCATGATGCCTCTAAACCGCGCAACCTTATCTCCTCGAAAACCCTTAATCGCATGCCAGTGCATGTTGTAAAGCCCGTGGTCGCCTAGACAAATACGTTTGAAGTCCGCTTCCAAAGATGCCTGATAAGCGACTGCTTCCGACCAAATTTCAATCCCGGATCCAGATGGAAAATACTTATCACGATCTTTGTAACAAACACCCCATTCCTCCATCATTTCCATTAACGCTTCTAATTTTTCAAGATTGCCCATGATTCGCAGCCTTTTGCAATCAATAATGTGAATCTTGTCGCCAATACGTCCACCCATCACAAACACCGTATAGTCATTTTTCTCTCTTACTCCTGCAGACAGGTCCACTCCCACCCCTAGCGTGTCGAAGTCAGTCGCAATATTTCCCTTAACAATCAGGTCAGGGGAGAGGGACAGCTCGCTTGTCTGAACAATTTGATTCTGGTACTGAAAGCTGAAAGCTACTGGTGCCTGTCGACGTCGGTCTCTCAAATACTCCAATGACCACATGTCAGGCCAATAGGACACCTCGTCTCCATTTTGATCTACCGTTATCGCAGATTGAACAATTTGAACCCAGCTATTGGAAGGTATAAACGTACTGTTGTGAATATCATCGTGCCTAAAGCGCGTTCCTAAACAGATCGCTCGCCCACCTTCAAACATGGTAGGAACAATGACGCTGTTCCAATTCTCCTCCATCGCTTGACGTATATCCTTATTTTTAATATCGTCCGCTGATTTGATTGCGTCATCAATGATGCAGAGGTGTGAACGTTTAGACGTCACTGCTCCTTTCAGTCCTGCACAACAGACAGTAAACTCCTCTTCACCTGTTGATCTGATCCCTGCAAATTTCCAATCAATGCTCCAATATTCATTCGAATTTATACCTTTGGCAATTTTGACCATCGGGAATATCTCCCTATAGGTCTTACTTTCTTCGATAATTCTTTTAATTGCTGCGCTCTTAGGGCGGGCAACATCGACTGTATAGGAAATATAAAGTACTTTCAGCGGCTTCTTGGCCACAGCATGTATTCCTACCGCCCATGCAGTATATAGCCCGAGAATTGTTGATTTAGCACTACCACGTGGTGCCAGTATGTCGATATTTGGTCCCCCAATACCGACTAAACATTCGGAATCTTTTCCTGTACAAAGATACTCATGCCATTCTTTATGATGTGTCGCAGGTGGTTTATCACCTACAACATCACAGAAATATGCAAAATCTGTACGTGCACGTTGTACATCGACATTAGACGTTTTCTTTACGATGCGTTGCTGAGCTGCAGCACGTGCAGTACGCCGGTAAACGTTATGAAGACTAGTTCCTGCCATGCACAAAGCATAGCGTAACAATCACTAGGATTCTTCTTGGAAAATCTTTGTCCAGACACCCATTGATGCTTCTTGTAAAGGACCTTCGATGGGGTCATCTCTAAAGATTAAAAGCATCTCTCGAACTGCTCTATCAGCACCTGCAAGAATTAAACCCTGCTTATCCATTAAAACTTTTTCATCGCTTAATTGCTTAATGGACCCACGTAGTTCTTTCTGCATCATTGCAATACGTGACGCCCCCATATCTTGTTTGACTAACCCCATGTCGATGGCTTCACGTAACTTTGCAATGTCTTGCTGCATATAGTCGATCTCCATTTCAAGGATCGCAGCAAAATTTCTTTTCTTAAACTCTTTTTTAGACCAAGTGTCACATTCCACTATGGAACCACAGAAGCCCATAAAGCGAGCGTACAGGTACACCTGAATAGGACTAGAGGATTGTTTACAGAAGGCTAGAAAGGATTCACGGTCTTTTTCGGTTAAGTCGCGAATCCAATCGGTCATGCTCTGTACTGGCTTTGCGCCTGTTCGAAATCTCTGTTCTCTTTATAGCGTCTGAACATCTCAGATTGCAACTGGGTAGATCGAGTCTCCTGACCTGTTTTACCGATAGTTAGCCGCTGTTCTTCTCCGGTCTTACCGATGCTCAAACGCTCTTCTGCTCCTGCTTTGCCAAGAGTTAAGCGCTGCTCCTCGCCGGTCTTACCAATGCTTAGGCGCTCCTCGGTGCCCCGTGCACCGATATTTAAACGTTCCTGCTGTCCCGTTGTTTCGACGGTCAGCCGATTTTGAACTCCTTGAGCAGCTATACTCGCACGCTGCTCTTGGCCACCGACACGCAGACCTCTAACCTGCGCATCAGACTGTGCACCAATAGTAAGACGGTCTTGTGCTCCTGCAGACTGCAGTTGACGGATGTTCTGCCCAGTAAAAAACTCTTTATTTGTTCGATCTAAATTCGCTTGCGTCGTCATATTCAGACGCGATTGTGCGCCCGCAGTCTCAGACAGCGCTATCTGACTCCTGAAAGACTGGGTTGGATTTACCTGAACTTTCGCTGGAGGTGGAGCAGGTACATATTTGATTTTGGTTTTGCTCTTCTTTTTTCCGCCACCCATAAAAGTTCTCCTGATTTGAATATTCTAATGACCCTGTATCAAGAGCCTACATAACGATAAGGACTTAAGCCAGTCTCAGCAAATCTTTTTGCAGCATCACTTTGAGTAGCTGCAGCCATAGCTTCTTCTAAAAAAGCTCGAGAAGCCTGAGAAGACTGAGTTTGTTTCGCGGACACGATATCTTGTTGTGTCGTTGGTAGTTCCTGCTGAAAAGCTTCTAGATTTTTTCGTGCGTCAAGCTTGTCTTTTAAGAAGTCTCTACTGGCAAGATAGTTACGTGCAGTGCCTTCACGACCTGCTGATTGCAGCAATGGATATAATTGCTGAGCCTGCTCTAAACTTAGGGCCGCCTGATTCCTCTGCAGGTCTTTCAGCTCCTCTATAACAGTACTAGTAACCCGGCCACCTCCATATAAGTCAGTACCTTCACCCAACACGTCCTTGTCTGTAGCATCCCCACCGTAAGATCCTGTGCGTGGTTCGGTTTCAGGTTCACGTGTCTCTACTAGTGGGGAGAAAGCGCTGCTTCCCGTAAGGTTTACATCTTTCAAGGGATCGAAGGGAGGCTTACGTAGGCCAAACACTTGCATAAGCGTCTTTCGCAAGGTCGGGTTTTCCTTAGAGATACGCCCACCGCCATAACCGGTATCTAAAAAACCGCTAGAAAGAATAGCGTTATTAAAATCATTTTCCATGTTACTGATACTGGAAGTTTGACGTTAGGATATCGCCCGAATTCTTCATTGCTTGCTGCCCCATGTTAATAGCACCTGTTTGTGCGTTTTGAAGCATAGCGGCGCGAGTTGCAATATTTTGACGAATCCCTGCTGCTGCCATTTGACGCGCCATCTCTTGCTTCCTCACTGCTTCATTAAGAACGTAATTCTCTTGATTAAAGCCTTTCTGTGCATCTAATGAGGCGGCAGCTTGTCTTTTTGCTTCTGCAGTTAAACCCAAACCGCGTTCCCCAAGAATATCAAGTGGTGAGCCTAGTGGCCCAGCCCCGCCGTAATTACCGAGAAGACCTTGGTCATAAGGGTCGCCTCCGTAAATAGAGGGCCCAGGGCGTTGAGTAGCTGCAAGACCAGCACCTACTTGTCCCACATTTCCTGCACCTTGCTGTACTGTTCGTGCCACAGGTGCCGCTGCGCTGTTAAGTGCACCTCCTAAAGCCAACGCTCCTCCACCGACGCCAAGTCCAGCGACACCGTATCCAAGATTACGCAGAGCTGCAGGCGTTAACTTTTCAGCCAACTTAGGTGCCACTGCACCTGCAATTTGTGGAAGCTTCCGTGTTCCGGCCATAACAAGCCCTCTTGCTGGACCACCTAAAGCTCCTCCTGTCAGATAGCCAAGTCCTCCTTGTATTGCAGCTTCAATCGGGCGTCCTTGTGTCAAAGACGGTATCGCAGCGCCTGCGCCCATAAGTAAAGGAAGACGGGTCATCGCAATTCTTCCCGCGCCCGCCAGAAGTGGAATAGCAGCACCTATAGCCATGACTTAAATAACTCTCTTATATTAAATATTTTAAGTTAAGTAATCTCTTTAACCAAAAAGTCCACCGATACCGCCAATAAGGGCACCGGCAGCAGTTCCTATTCCTGGCATAATTGCAGATCCTGTTGCAGCACCTTGAAGCGCACCGCCAGCTGCTCCAGCAATACGTTGCCCTGTTCCTTTTTGCGGAGCAGAAGCACCACCAATAACTATTGGCGCCATTGTTGGAGGATTGTATATGGACAGTCCCTCTCCTAAACCCTGCGTGTATCCAGGCATGGCATAACCTAGTGGACGAACGTCATTAAATACGTCACCTGCTTTACGTCCTTCGCCTATATTTGACAACATCCCTCCAAAGGTCTTCGCAGCATTCTGCCAAGAGCCTTTTTGGGCCTGGGACTGTTGAGAACTGTCTTTAAATCGGTCAACAAAGCTCCCAGGAGAACCAAGGTCGAATTGAGAGGACCCTCCCGAAAAACTAGGAAAACCCTTCGGTCCGAAAAAACTAGAGGAAGTGTTCATTTACGTTCTTTTTCTATAAATGTAATTATACTTCGAATGGACTATCCGTAAGTAGTTGGTGTAAACATCGAAGAACGATAGGAACGTGACTGTGACAAGGCATCAGCTACTCCAGCGTCTAGACCACCCGAAGACCTTGGCTGATTCATAGGAGTGCGTGCTTCTCGCCTAGCACCAGCCATCATAATCTCGTGTTGCTGGCGTTGGTCTTGTATATATAAAGCCTGTTGGAATTTTTGCTCTGCTAAGCGAGAATTACCTAGCTGACGTTCTGAATCTGCAGCAAGCTTTGCATCGACAACACCATACTCAGCGGCTTCACGCGCAGCTAATTGTTGCATTGGTAATGAGTAAGCAGTATCAGGCTTGGTCAGAATCCCACCTACTAAAGCACCAGTACCTAAAACTGCTACCCCTTTGGAGACAGGATTAGCTACCCTGCCTATTGCTTCGGCTGAGTTGCGAATTTGATCATCTGTTATGCCACCTACAGCTTTTGCAGCCGCACCGAAAAGACCTTTTTTATCAGCAAACTTAGAGGCAAAATCACGGGCACCTAAGGCTGCATAACGAGTCGCAGGCCCAGCTATAGCTTCCGATTTTTCTCCAAGGCCCGATAAGGCTTCACCTGTTTTCTTTATTCCTCTTACCGCATAATCTTTTCCTTTACCAACAAGCTCTCGCCCTTCTTTGGTAGTAAGAAGAAAGTTTGCTAATTCAAGCCCTGCAGTCCTTAAAGTTGACATTACGAAATCCTTGTGCCGCTTTGTCCAGGGAAAACTCCAGTGGTATTCGGAGCCCTTTCCATAGAGCCATCAGTGGCGTTCTGTGTACTTATTCTAGCTAAGTTATCCGGACGGATTTCATCATCAGGAGTAATTAAACCGCGTTGAACACCTTGGCGGTAACTTTGAAGAAAGTTAAACGCAAACCCATTATCAGCAGGATTACTGAAACCTGGCTCTGATGTCAATGCAGCAGCATCAATACTCTTCTGTGCATTAGGTGCCTCGTCATAGAAACTACGTGAATCACTATCAAAAGTCTCAGAGTGTGCATTAGTACGCTTCATCTTGCTAGCTACTCCACGCGATCTATTCCCCGTGGGATTAGGACCTAAAGTCCCGAACTGCGGATTAAAACCCTCCGCAAACTCTTTGTCGCGTAGATTCTTTCTAAAACTAGGTGCTGGCATCTTTTTCAGGCCTGAGGGGTGTTTACTTTAGAGGTGATGTCTTCCGCAATCATGCGTTGCTCCAGTGGGGTGCCAGAAAGCTCCAACCCACGTACTTTGTCTGCAGCAACTTGAGGAAGCCAAGACTTAGCCATATGAACTGCGAGTTCTTTTATTTCAGTAGAGGAAAGCTCTCCATCAGACACAGACTCAACTGCAAGCTCAAATGCTTTATCAACCTTCGAACCGTCCCAGTTATGTAGATTCTTATCTAAAACAGGGTCAATAATGTCGTACGCCTTTTTAAGGAGCACCCCATGCTTCAAGAGTTTACTAGCTTTTAAGTTGTTCTTTAAAAAGACCGCCAGCGCCGTGGCAGCGGATGCTAATACTGCAGCGAGGATTGGTTCTAGAAAAGTCATGATTTTAAAAACTGTACGTTTAATTTAACACCTGGGATTTATTACAAAATTGCGCTCAAACTCGGGTTGATCCCATAGGCCCCCTTCTTCGCGTTAGGATCCAGAGAAATCAATTGCCCTTTCTTCGTAAAATCTGTCAGAAACTCACTAGCTTTGCTTGGCGTTTGTTCGTCGCCTGAAGCGATGCGTTGTGCTCTTTTTTGACCTCCTGCGCTCAGCATATAAGGATAGCGGCCTCTTTCTTCTATAGGTAAATCTTTGTCTTCCTTAGACACATTTTTATAGATAATATCAGCACGACCAATTCCGCCTTCGCCTTCCGCATTAGGGTAGATCGACATACCTGTGACAGATTCGGACTCAGGGAAAATAATCGACTGAGCGCCAATAGCACTAGCTCCGATGTCTGTAGAAGGGTACATCGCAGCTTTTACCTGTTCATTGGTGGCGCCAGGCATGGCCTTCTGTAAATCACGCATAGGCTTGTTTTGCTCCCTCAAAGAGGACATTGCACCATCAACTTGGAAAGGGCTGATGCTTTGATCCTGTCCAGCAAGTGCTTGACCCTCTACTGCTTCATAAGAAGTCATCAAGTCGCGCATTTCCTGCTCTTGAGAATTCAATGTCTCATATCGAGCTAATTGAGTAGGTGCTTGCTCTGTTGTACCGAAAACACGCCCAAGTAAATTGTTTGTTCGCCCACGAACATCGGTCAAATTCTGAGCACTTGTTTGCTGAGTAACATTCGTGGCAGCAGAAACCTCAGGAGTTGACGCAATTCCAGTTGGCTCCAGTGGCTGGCTATTTGTCAGCTCTTCTGCTTGAGTGATCGGTTCAGGATTAGAAGCAATTTCTTCAACTTGGCCTTGACTACGAAGGAAAACATTCGAAGAAGTTTGATTACCTACTTGCTCTTGGCCATAAAGCTCTCCTGTTGTAGGAGCTGAAACTTTAGATGTGAAGTCTGAAACCTTTCTGAGAATGTCACTTGCAACTACATCTCTCTTTGCCACACCACCTAAAGAAATCTGTGATCGCTCTTGTGGTGCCCCCATATCAGGACGCTCTTCATCAGCAACCTGTGATACGAGTGCACCTACTCCTGCTAAGGCGCCAGCAGCCAGTGCTCCTTTTGCAGCTCCACCAAGACGGTCTCTGATTCCACTTAAAGGGCCACGACGCATTGCGTACACCTGTGGGGCAACCTTCATCCGGCTTGCAGGATCACGTGGAATGGGTTGTCCAGTAATACGGGAATAAAATTCAAAATCTGCCGGAGATACGGGCATGACTATTACATCTTCATCGCAATATCAATTAGTTTAATTCGTATAAACATCTCAACTGCAGCCGACCCCTAAACGCTCTATATCAGGGTCAATTTGGGGTAAAAATTTAGAGGGCTATCTGGCGGCCCTATGTTACAAGTTGTTGCGCAGACAAAAAAAGAACTTATGGCATGCGAGAATGCCGACGGATACTGCTGTTTGCCGTAGTCCGGTCTCAAAGTGAGAACGCGTGAGATTGTCTCGCTTAAGTCTCAAATGATCCTTGAAAATGTAGCAACCGATACAGAGTGAGCAGCTGCGAACTGCTATCTTTAGAAAGTCAAATTCAATCGGCACCTAGCAAGCCGGACAATCAGATGGCAATTAATCCGAACGGCCGCATTCTATGGGAGGGCCTCTCCCCCTATGACGGTTCCCCCATTGTGTGCATCGTGACGGGACTGGCTGAGGGGTCGGCGAACGCTAAAACCGGGACGATGCTCCAGACGTGGATTCTCCCACGTGATGCAAAGCCTAACGAAGCTTTTAAAGATGCACGCGGGGCGAGTGTCTGCGGGGACTGCCCCCACTCCGGCGCTAATCTTGCGACTTGTTACGTTAAATGGTTCCATGCTCCCCTGTCAGTCTGGAGTGCTTACCACCGGGGCAGCTATGCACACATAGGGCAGGACTGGGATCTGTTCGCTGATCGTGCTGTGAGGTTTGGCGCTGCAGGGGATCCCGCAATGATTCCAGCTGAAATCTGGCA